GCTGAACAGGTAATGCTAGAAGCAGGTTATTACCTCAATGACTACTTGGCATTCTACACTTTTCTGCCTGTTCGAGTGCATGACAAGCTGAGGCGGCAGGGCGAAGACTATGAGGTCCAGACGGTAACGCCCTTTACGTTTGCGAATAAGCGGCTCTACTTCAAAAGCATGGCTAGGAGGCTGATTTCGAGTTGAGCGAAGCAGAAAATCCAGTCATAACGGTTCTGCGGCTTGTTGAGTCTCGACTAAGGATTGTTAAAGACGATGGCGGCTTAGCCCGTGTCTTGTGTTCTCAGGCGAATTATGATAGGGAGCTACTCAAAGACTACGACGCCCAAATCACCATTTCTAAAACTTCGGAACCCTGCCAAGCACAAAAGCACACCTTAGACGGAAAACTCAGACGCCGCATATACGCATTGCGAGCAACCATAGTAACCATCGACAAACCATCCCCAAGCGCAGACGTCGGCAGGGTCATGCGGGACAAAGTCCTAGAGCAGCTTCTGTTGATTATTCCCGAAAACCGCAACCTGCCCTACCGAACCATCTATAACTTTTACCCGCTAGACTCAACATCTGCAACTCATAAAGCCTATGACGCCATAGCCGCAACTGAGCTTGAGCCGTCAAACCCAGCATGGATAGAACTCCCAAATCCTCAGTATGTTAACCTTTGGGGAAGCGACGACACAAGGCACTCTAAAAACGCAAACGGCAACGGCGAGTTTGCGTTTATGCTTTTCTGCTTCAAAATAGGCGCTAAAGCTGGCGAAAGCCGCAATGAACCCAGAAAGCAGTGTCTTAAGCGCATTTTATTGTCGTTTGAAGGTTACGGAGTTGCTCCACAGGGAAACGGTATAACACTCAAAATCTGGGATAACAACTCAAGCGCATGGAGCAACATACAAAGCGGCACTTCTGGAACAGATGAAACCCTAAGCATCAACATAACCGAAAACCCCGCCAACTATGTCGATACAGACGGCTATCTCTATCTCATGGCAAAGACAACCCACCCATCCAACGGGGTTTCGCCTGCCGTTTTGTACTGCGATTTTGTGCAGGCAACCATTGACGTTAGAGGCGTCACTTTCTGCGATGTCCAAAGCTACCGAGACGTCGATGTAACCGACGTCAAACCGTTCCTCTACAAAGAAGAAATCCAACTCGTGGCTTGGCTCTTTGAGTCCATAGCCACCTCATAGTCACAGGTGAAAACAAGATGGTAGACACCTATCACAGCGACCAAGAAAAATTCTACTATGTTACCGAAGGCTCTTTTGGCGTCGTTCCAGCTAGCCCATCGATGCTGGGGCACTCCTGCAGCAACCTAGACCCCGACATAAACCCAAACAACATACGAATCCCCGGCACAGGCTCAATCGATGTGGTGACTATAAAGCGAGGCTTAAGACAGCCGCTTCTAAAAGTCAAGTACCCCATCCCGTCTGATGCACCAATCAACCTATTGCAGTACGTCAAGCAAGAGCTAAACGCCAGCCTGTCTTTGCAGGTGCTCTACTACAAAGACCAATTCGCCTTTGCCACCGACATCATAAGCTTACTCTACAAGGGCGCACGATTTAACAAAGCCACTCTAACATGCGACATAGACGGCCTCTTAGAATGCGAAGCTGAATTCCCAGCTCAAGACGTCGAAGTCACAACCGTCAAGATTGCAGGCGCAACCTACACCGAATCTGCAGGTGCAGTTTCGGGAAGCGAGAGTTATGTCAAAATCGGCGGTGTTGGTTGTGAGCGGGTTACTTCTTGGAAACTGCAAATTGATAACTCATGCAAAGCTGTCCCGGTCATACGGTCAGTTAACGGGCATTTGGCAAAGTATCTTACTTGGGGTAAGCGGTTTTTGACGGGCGAGCTCAATTTTGAGTTTGAAAGCAAACAGGAAGCAGACGAGCTTTTAGCCGACATGGAGCAGACCAGCATAGAATTCGGCTTAGGCGGCGTCAACAAGGCTATCGTAGAGCGTACAAAATGGGATGATTTCTCTTTGAGCGGCAAATCCGAGGACCTCATCTATGCTAAGGTTCCGTTCACGGCAAGAGGACCGTTAACAATCATGTAGGAGGAAACTTGATGAAAGAACAAACCAAAATCTATGTCCAAACAATTGCCCTGATGAACCGTTTTACCACACGCATAAGCCAGCTTCCAGTGGGCTTACAGGAAATTTTCCTAGCTGACTTAGAGACGGCAATCGATGAGCGCTTAAAAGTTTTGGAGAGAACACAACAATGAAGCAAGAAACCCTAGAAATTGACAGCCGCTTTGGCGAAGAATACCAGGGCAAATACACCTTTGCAGAAATCACATGGGCAAAAAGAAACCGCATCATCCAAAAACACACCAAATACAACAAACTATCCGGCGACGTAGAAAACAGCGACTTCATAGCCATACAAGCAGAAACCATAATCGCCAGCATGCATGGCCAGCCCCAAAGCCACCCCATAACGCTTGAGAAGCTTCTGGGCGAAGAGGCTGGTGTTCCCATTGAGCTTGGGGAGCTTTTCTCTAAGGTAGTCAACAGGCTAAACGGCATGTCACGGGAGGATTTGCGTTTTTTACTAGAGCAGTTAGACGAGCAAAGCCTCACAGCGCTCTTGTCGAGTTTAGGCTATGCCAAACCTTCGGATGGACACCAACCCAACTTGCAAAACAACCAGCTAGGACAGTGCAGGAGTTCTGCCATATCCTAAACGTGATGGATGAGATGGCTGAGGAAGAGAAACGGAAAGCGGAGCGTGAAGCGAAACGGCGGTAGAAGTGACCTGCGACATAGATGGCGTGGAAGAGTTCAAGGCGGCAATGCAACGCCTCGACAGCGGTATGCAAAGGCATGTTCATAGGCAGTTGGTTAGCTGGGCTGCTGATGTGAAGGCTGCGGCTAGAAAGCTTGTTCCAGTCAAAACGGGCTACCTTCAAAGCACCATTTATGCTAAGATTAGTGAATGGGTGGCTGAAATCGGCGCTGACGCTACCTATGCTTTGTTTGTTGAATTGGGCACTAAGTACCTGCAGGCACAGCCCTACCTGTACCCAGCCATCCAAGAACACCTGCCCCAACTCGAAACCATCATAGTCTCAGCGATTGAGCAGGCTAAAGCGGAGGCTGGACTGCGTTGAGTTTTAGTGAGATTGCGGTTACTGTTCGGGCGGTGAATCGGGCTTCAAACGAGTTTAGCCGAATCCAAACCGATGCTGAGGCGTTGGCGGCTAGGGTTAAGAGTTTAGGGTCTGCTATGGCTGGCATTGGTGCTGCAGGCATGGCTATTGGTTATGTGGCTAATCAGTTTGGGTTGTTGGATGATGCGCAAACAAAGGTTTTCACCAGCGCCATGATGGTTGTCTCGGTCATGGGTTTGTTTTTGCGTACCAGCGCAGGCTTAGCCGTAGCTCAAAAGGTCTATTCTGCGGCTTGCTGGATCGCAACTGCGGCGCAAAATGCCCTAAACATTAGTTATGGGACTTTTTTGGCTTTGACTGGCGTGGGTATCGCTGTTATAGCGGCGGCTGCAGTTGCAATGTACAGCTTTGCCAACAGCATGAACACAGCCACGGCAAGCATGCAGAACTTCAACTCCACAGCCAGCCAAACCTCCACCGCTACACGAGGTATCGTGCGGTCTGGTGATATGGCGATCTATCGCCAAGGAGTCGAGGACACATGAGCGAACCAGCCCAGCCCTCAGTCACGCTCTACTCCGGAGTAACAGGCGGTCCGATTAATCAAGCTGACATCCAAGAGCTAAGTGTGCATTTGGGTGGAACTGAGGAAGTCAGTAGCTTTGCCTATCGCCTTCAAAACTGGAACGGCAAGTACAGCCCTAGCGGCTCTCCAATCGCCCTCGGAGAAGACGGCTACATTATGATGGGTCGAGGCGTCAATTGCCCTCAGCTCATCACAACACGAAACGAGAACATGAAGTTCCACTCAAACCCAACTGAGCATTATGTCACTGTTTTTGGTCGTGACTGGGGCGAGCGGTTATTCCGAGAATACGTCACCGAAGGCTACGCCCTCATGAAGGGCGAGGATATAGTCAAACATCTACTTGACTACCATTCAGGACTTCCACATGTAAGAAGCGGCGTTGAACTCGTTGAAAACACCGATACAACCTTCACCCGCCTTGACTATGAGAATAAGCAGGCTTGGGAAATTCTCAAGCAAATCGCTCATGACAGTGACAGAGCAGGCGCTATCGGATATGATTTTAGGGTTGCCCCAGATGGCCGCTTTGAATTCTTCCATAGAGGTGCCAAAACAAGTTCAGTCAGCCTAATGGAGCGCATTGAAGAAGCAGAAACCGAGTCGGATATTCTCTCGGTTAGAAACAAAGTCACCATTTACGGTGCTGCCGCCAAAAGCATACCCATAGATGTGGACCAAACGGTCGAAAGTCTCAACCCAGCCAGTGGTTACTGGACAGGATACGGCGGTTCTCTTTCCATAGATGCCACTCGGAGGTATGGTTCTGCCGCTTCAAGCGTCAAGAACACTACGGGTGCCTCTTACAACGCCGTGAGCGTATTTTATTTTACTGCAACGGTAAACGGCAATATGTATCCTAAGCTGTTCTTGGCTCTGCTTCGAGATGACCTTGTTAAGTCCGATGGTTTTTTGGTAATTCTGCATGATTCTTTTTCAAGAGTTTGTGGCCGCAACCTCTCAACCGTCAACAGCATATCGGCAAGCAACGATTGGTCAACCTTCCAGCTAGACGTGGGCGTCAACCATGCGGCAGATTGGGCCGCTCCTAGTGACTTCGATTGGGAGAATATCCGTACTGTAACTGTCACGGCTTATCTGGTTACTCCGGGGGTGAGCGGTCAGGTGTGGCATGGTCAGCTCTACTTCACCGGTGCAAGGTATAGCAATGTGCAAGCTGATGCGGCAAGCATTGCCAATTATGGCGAGCGCCAGTATGTTGACATTGTCGAGGACCTCTACAGCGATAATGAGTGTATGCTTAGAGCCAAATCAATTCTTAGCTATAAGAAGCAGGCTAAAACTTCGCTGGTTGTAAAAAGCTCTGTTCTTGATTATGGTACTGCGCCCGTTTTGCCGGGTGATATGATTGCGGTAAGTTTGCCAAACGAAAGCATCTCTTCTGTGAGTTTTCTTGTCAAAAGCGTGGACTATCATTTTCTGGCAGAAAACAACACCCTAGACGTTACTCTCAATTTGGGTTATCAGAAGCAGATGATGGCTGACTGGATTTATGCCTTGAGAGCCAGGACAGACGCCCTAAACAATTACAAGGCAAGACGCTAAAGGTGACCTCAAAATGAGTAAACAAATCCTAAAACAGTTTGAAAACATCAAACCCGGCGATCTAATCGCTATAGACTGGTGTGATGCCTCAGTCGGAAAAAGCAGCGGCTCAGGCATGACCATCGATGTCCCAGTGAAGAGCTGGGGGATTTTCGTTGGGCTAATCGGAGACAGAGTCAAGCACATCGTGATTGCACAGAACAGCTTCCGCTATGCCGATGGCATGTTCGATTTGGACTACACCGCCATTCCTGTCGGTTGGGCGCTGGGCGTGACGGTTTTAATTAAAGAGCATATTCCAACCGAATCGGCATGCAGGCTTGTTAATAGTTTCATGATGGGTGGGCACCGCTCGATGAATCGTCCAAGGACTTTTCGCAGAGCACTTGCACAGCGGAGGTTGAGCATCGATGGCAGACCCTATTAAACGTGCCTTGACTCGCAGGCGCTTTGAAAGGGGGCGTCTCATCGTTGAAGAACCTACTGCTAAGCTTGTGTTGGGAGTAAAATTCGCCATAGGCATGACGGCGTTTATGTCCGCTCTTGAGCTGGCGCACTTAGTCATTTTGCATTCGTGGAACGCTGAGATTTTCGCTTCCATTACCGGACTTAGTGGTACAGTTATAGGATTGTTTGTGGGGCAGAAAACTTGACAAGTGGTAGAATGCAGAAAAAAAGTAACTTTATTTTTATACATGCTACCTACTACCGCACTTTCGCACGCATAACTAGGAAGCTCAAGGCTGAGGACTTTCTCAACGCTGATTCTTTTAAGACCCGTGATGAAGTGATGCGTATTTTCGCTGCTGAATGCTATGAGCTGGCAGAAGAATTTGCTAAACAGAACAAGCAGAACCTGTCCTTGCAGTATGCCAAGTTATCAGCGAAAATGCTGGGGCTAAGCTTGAGACCTAAGAAGCTTAGTGACTTGGATGAGATTAAGCGGGTTTTAGCTGAACTCAAAGCACAGGAAAAGACCGAGTAATGAGTTACCACACGGTTCCGGGCAGCATTTCTGGCATCTGGCGTGAAATAGAGAAGATACAGGCTGTTAGGGTTTCTGAAGAGGATAACCGCAAGGTTCGGTTTTGCGTTAGGGTTTTGGCTGAGTTGAGTGGGCAGAAGGTTGATGTGGTTTTTCGCCGAATAATACCGAGAAGTGAAGAGGACCTTGACAACATCAGAACGCTGTTTGCTAAATGCCAAGGGCACACTTTGGAAGAGTTAGGGGAAGACCCTGTTTTTTCTGAAGTGTTTATGAATTTTCACCCCAAAAGCTACCAACTCAAATTCTTAGTCAGCCAAGCAAAACAGGAAACGATGCTTTGGACACGGCAGGGCGGCAAAACAACTTCTGAGGGCGTGAAGTTCTTTAAGCGGCGGGTTCGACGCCCAGGTACACAGGCAACTGTTACCGCTCCTGGTCTTAGGCAGTCTAAGCTTGTCATAGAAAAGCTCTCAGACACCATCTATAATATGGATCCTGTGGCTCGGAGAGCGTGGGTTGAGAAAGTCCTAAGAACCGCCATCCGATTGCACAACCGCTCCAAGCTCAAGGCATTTCCTTTCAGTTTAGATAAGCTTCGGGGTGAAACCAGCGATGACGTCATTATCGCCGAAGCCGCTTTCATTAAGGAGCTTGAAGAGTTGGTGCAGGGCACGCTGATGCCTCAGATGGCTACCCGCTGGGACAAAGGCTCAATCATCTGCCTAGACAGCACGCCGTGGGACAAGAAGAGCTATTACTACAAAACCTTGAACGTCCCAGAGGTTGCCCAGTTCTGGACGCCTTTCATCGCCGACTACCGCCAAGCTGTTGATGAGGGTTTGATTTCTAAAGAATTTATCGAATTGCAGAGGCGTCAGCTTGACCCTGACCGTTTCAGCCGAGAATACGAGCTACAGTTTACCGAGGATCATGGGCGCTGGCTTAGCCAAGAATTAATTACCGCCTGCGTAGACCACTCTATCGTTGAGCCGTGGCTTTTTGAAGATTCCTTTAAGGACTTGGATTTCTGCGCTGGTCTAGATGTTGGTCAGCAGAACGATAACGCAGCGCTCAGCGTAATCGAGTTGCAGGGAGAAGTTCGGATTCTGCGCTATAGTTACCTGTTTCCGCTGGGAACTCCGTATGATGTGCTTACGGCTCATCTTAAGGTGATGACTGACCGTTGGCAAATCCGAAGAACCCTAGTTGACGCTACTAACGAGCGGGCGCTAGCCGAAACCATGACTAAGGAAATAGACGGCGTTGAAGGCGTGGCTTTTAGTGCGCCGTGGAAGCAGAAGGCGGCGGGTTTTCTTAAGCAGTTGATGAGCAAGAAGCAGTTTAGGTACTATTTTGACCCTGAAGTGGTGGCTGGCTTGGCTGTGGAGCAGTTTGAGGTTTTAACAGGCAAACCCAAAGCAGAGGATGAGAGCAAAGAAGGCAAAGAACAAGGGGAGTTGGAGGGGAATATTCGGTTTTATCATGCTCCGGGTACGCATGATGACCGTTTCTGGTCTATCTGCCTAGCTGTTGCCGCTTCTATGGAGGATGAGCCTGAACCGTTCTTAGCAGTAATTCCAAGGTGACCAAAAAATGAGACGTCAAAGAGATTTCCGCATAAGACAGCTTCGACGTATCTATGACAGAGCGGAAGGCAAGTTCACGTTCAACATCAGCTATGAAACCCACACAAAGGTTACGCCTCGAAGTTTGGTTGTGGCTGAAGCCTTCGGTTTAGGCATAGATGAGACGCAGAGGTTCAAGGTTCTAGACGCTGAATTAAAGATTGGACCGCAAGATATTGTCTACATTACGGGCGATAGCGGCAGCGGTAAGAGTGTTCTATTACGTGCAATTAGGGCAGACTTGGGTGACGAAGCTATTGATTTGTCAGAGGTTGCAGTGGACGCTGAGAAGCCCTTGATTGAGACTGTAGGTGTCACAGTCGAGGAAGGCTTGGAGCTGCTAAGCAAAGTTGGTTTAAACGATGCTTTTCTTTTTTTGCGCACGTACAACCAGCTAAGTGATGGCCAGAAGTACCGCTATCGAATCGCCAAACTAATCGAGAGCTGCAAGCAATGGTGGCTTATGGATGAATTCGCCGTCTGCCTAGACCGAGACACCGCCAAAATCATAGCCTACAACCTGCAAAAAATCTCTCGCCAACAGGGCAAAGCAGTCATAGCCGCAACAACCCACAGTGACCTACAAGAGGACCTCAAACCCAGCGTTTTGGTACGCAAGCGGTTTGGGGAAGAAATTCAAATCAACTATTACCCAAACGAGCCAGCGTCCGAATGCAGTCTAATCAAAGAAATGCGAATTGAAAAAGGAACCAAAGAAGATTGGCAAAAGCTTAGCGGTTTTCACTATCGGGGGCACAAGGTTGCAGTTCCCCGAAAAATATTCCGTTTGGTGCGGGGTGATGAGCTCTGCGGCGTCATAGTTTACAGTTACCCGCCGCCAGCTTGCTATGGTAGGCGTTTAGTGCTCCCAAGACTGACTATCCAAGAAATGAACAAACAACTGAGCATCATCAACCGAGTAGTCATTCACCCAAAATATCGAACCATCGGTTTAGGTGCCAAGCTTATTCGTGAAACCCTTCCCTTAGTGGGGACTCCTTACGTTGAATTGATTGCGGTTATGGCAAAGTATTCGCCTTTCGCAGAAAAAGCAGGTATGCAAAAGATTGCACAGCAACAATCGGTGGAAAGCGTTTCTGCTGTTTCAAAAACGCTCTTGAGCTTAGGTTTTAACCTACAGCTTCTTGGCAGTGAATGCTATATTAGAGATAAACTTCAGAACCTAAATGCTCAACAGATAGGTGCACTTAAAGCAGCCTTCGCTACTAGCAATCATCCTAGGTTCAAAAAAGAGTTCGCAGTCAACCGCCACCAACCTTTCGGGAAAACCTCCGATTACACGTTGGCATTACAGAATGCTAACTATGAGAAAATGGCTAAACTGATAAAGCTCGTTGGAATGCTGCTTCAGACAAAGGTTTACCTGTTCTGGATTAACGATTAA